TAGGGCCAGAGTTTGTTCTGGAGTCAGAGCTGCTAGAGCCTTCTCCACGTCTTGAGCTTTATATACAGACTTCATGATGTTGATAGATTCAACCTTCTGATCGATCCAATCTTTCTCATTTGTATCAGGAGACTCTGTACGTCCAAAGCCCATAACAGAAGAAAGAACTTCTGCATCATCCCAGTAAAGTCCAAAGAACTTACGCAGGAATTCGGGGAACTGCATTTCGACGGTTACTGTTGTAGCCTTCTCAATTTGTTCTTGTGTAATGTCGTTTGTAGCTTTGGTAATCAATGTAGTAACGCCATTAGCTGGGCCACCTTGGTGTTTACCGACAAGGGCAACGTGTGCCCCTTCATGCTCAAACTTGATGTCTGTTAGACGGCGTTTTGCAATGATTGTCATTCTAGTTCCTCGGCAGTTGCCATAGCACCAATGGATACGCCATTGATATCACCGGATTTAACACCTTGCCACAAAACCTCACCAGTTTCAGTCTCAGGGAACTTCCACCATTGCAGCCATGTACCTTTCTGCACTTCAACACCATTATCTAGTGTGAAGTCAGCAGGAGAGATAAACGATTGAACGACAGTAGCTTCTTCAGTCTCAACTTTGTGAAAGAGGTTTGCAACACGGCAATGTTCATTGTAGTTGTCACAAGCTTTCTCAACTTCAACTGCTGTGTATGTATCACCGTGAAGGTCAACAACATCAGGTTCAAGTACAACAAAGAGAGCCTTGCGGTCCTCTTCATCTAGAGACTTTGTGACTTCAAGGGTCAAAGTTGCTGGAACTTTTGTACCACCAAAGTGTTTCTCGATTAGTTCAGCGAGTGCATCAACGAATTTCATTGTGGCTCCTTATGCGTTGTTTGCAGCAGCGTTGTCTCTGCCAGAAGCTTTCTTAGAAGCACCGTTACCACCGCCAGCTTTCATTCCGTCACCTGCTTGGCTGTCGCCACCCATGATTTCTTCTTTGTCAACTGGTTCATCTGGTTTCTTAGGTACAACTTTAATAGATTCACGAATCTTGTTCGCCATATCGCGGTCAAGTTCAAGGGCACCAACACTACCCATACGTTGGATTGCTTTAGAGAATTCATCCAAGTCAACTTCGTCAAGATCACCGTAGCACAGTTTAGGCAGTTGCTTGGCTGTCAGAATCTCACCGTTAAGGGCAAAGAGCTGTGGGATCAAATCGTTGTTGAGCGTGTCTTGAATCTCTTTCAGACGGGCTTCAATAGCCATCGCCATAATGTTTGTTTTTGCACCAGCAAGCGAGTACGATCCAACTTGATCCTGTCCCATCTTCAACATATCAGCAAACAACACCATTAGGATTTTGTTATCCCAACGCTTGATGATTACGTCTGTGTCGTACATCTTTCCACCTTGGGTGGAAGTCAGTTCAAACTTGAAGAGAGGTTGACGGCTCTCTGGGTCAAATGCCTGTGGCAAGATGAGTCCAGATTGTTCGTTCATTTGGATGTTACGGATAACGTTCTTGTAGTATTCGAAGATTGCCTTCTCACTATCAGATGCGTCTTCACTCATATAGCGTGGTGGAAGATACAGAGTTGGCATACCGTTCATGTCACGTGTGACACCGATAGCTTCCTGTTCTTCAATCTGTCTGCGGAAGAGCCAAGCATTGTAGCAACCACGTAGAGGGCTGTTGCCTTCTGGGTTGTCACGCTTTGCATCCACACGAAACAGCATGAATTTCTTACGAGGGATTTGGATGATGCCGTTCTGACTCAGGTTGAAGTATCTATCACCGTTCTGAACGCCCGCTAGGGACTGTTCAAGGCCGACTAGATCACGACCGTCGTCACTGTATACCCAACGAGAGATTGTGTCCTGAGAGCGAACTGGGAGCTTCCTGATGCCAATCTTGTTGTCATTGTAAGAAGAGCCAGACTCAAATGTACGACGACGGTATACTTTCTCATGAACAGAGAAGCCATACGTGTACATACTTGTTACCTCACGAATGAAGTCAGCAAAGCTGTGTTCCATATCGTTGATAACAGACTCAAGGAATTCTCCGCGAGCTTTCATTGCAGCATCTGGTTCAATCCCCAGATCAACACTCCAATCAACACGACTGATCATCATCTCAACAAGAGAGATGGCAGACTTGATTGTAGCGTCTTGGGACATTGTACGGAATGTTTTGCACGCCTCTGGGAACCTAAGTTCACGACGATTCTCTTCCGCTACATGCCCACCATATTGTTTAAGTCCAATAGCACCAATCTCACCAAGGCGAAGTCTGGGCATCGGAGCAGCTACTTTCTCAACTTTTCTCTTAGCCATTAATCCTCACCTTATCTGTAGAATGCGAATGGGTTAGTCTGTGTCATTGTTGGGACCGAGAAGTCAGGAAGATATTGTTCAGAAGACAATGCGTGGAAAGCATCAGATGTGGCGTCCACTTGGTCATCCTTAATATTTTTGCTACCGTCGAAACGTTCAAGTTCCAGCAAGTAGTCCTTCGTCCAGTCAGCCTCTACAATCTCAACGCTACCAGCTTCTGCTGTTGCAGCAAAAGGAGCGAATCGAGTGACCTTAGATTTGTTAGTTGTTTTCATACGAGCCATAAAACCATGATCTGCTAAGTCACGAATGAGCTGAGCAGCATAAGCTTTACCGGCAGCACCGGGGTCGCATGGAACGATAATTTGTACATCATCACCATCGTGTCTCGCAGTTTCCAGAATCATGTCGAATACACCACCATGACGGCGACGATCACGAACAACATCTTCAACTGTATAGATGCCCATCTTGTTTCTGCTCATGAGAACACCAGCAGTCCAGTCAGGGTTTCGATTGGTTTCAGATTCAACAGTACCACTGATATCCCACGCTCTTACTCTCTTAATAGATTTCAGGTCACGTTGAGTCACCATGTTGCACCATTGCGATTTGAAGTATCCTGTACCTTCAGCACGTGCAAGCCAACTACCATAAAGTAGGCGAGCCTTCTCAACACGACCTAATCCTTCAAGCCAACCAACATACTCTGGTTGTGCTTTACATAGAACTGGGTTGTCGTAGACGTTAGCTGCAATGAATTTGAAGCTGAGAGGTTTAACTTGGTCTTCATGATCATGGGCTAGATGCGGCTTACCATACTTCTCAATCAACTCAGCCTTCGTATCGCCCCACATCATCTTACCATCCATCTTGAGGAAGTAACGAACAATGCCGTCTCTCTCAGGAAGAGGAATTCCAGTTTCTGAATCAAGCCACCAATCCAACCAATGACGCAAGAAGCTACCATAGTCAGGGTTGCAAGTGATCTTCATGTGAGGTTTAACTTCTGGACACTTAGGGTTACGCATACGAGAAGTGAGGTATTCAACCATCATTTCTTCAAACTGCTGGCCTTCGTCCACAAGGAAGTGGTTTACTTCCCAGCCTTGGAAGTTCTCAGTGTCTTTTGGGTTTTCGAAGTGACGGAGGTAAATTCTAGCTCCGTTAGAGAAGAGGAAGTGGTGCTCTTTATCACGCCATCTTACCTTTGGATCAATCAGCTTAAAGAGTTCTTCGGCTTTCTCTTGGAGTCCGCCCGGACCTTTAAGTTGTGGAGTTGTACGTCTTACCATACAACCACGGAATTTTGGATACTGGACGTGTTTAAGGAAATCCATAACACCCAGATAACTTTTGCCTGCTCCAGCAGCTCCACCGAATACGGTAATATCTGCTTCGCTATGCATGAAGTCGTATTGCTTTTTCGACTTTGGCCCGATGACGTTAGGGTCCAAGTCAAAGACCATATCGTCAGCCATTGCCTGTCCTCATTTTAGAAAGTAATAAAGGGCGACCCCGAAGGGTCATCCCTGTTTTCCTGTTAGAGAATTGCTCTCTATGTATATTATTGTACATCGGAATCGCCAGTTGTCAACCCCTAAGCATAACATTTATTGAAAATAGATGTCAAGCCTTCAATGCAGCAATAATTGCATTGACTTTAACCTTCAATGCGTTGACCAGAGTGATGGCCGTTGCTTCGTCAGTTGCATCCGCTGTAGTCACTGTCGTAAGGGCAGTAATAGCAGCAGCTTGACCAGCGTCAATGAAAGCTCCAGCTTTGATGCCTTCCAGCAATCCAAGTTGTGCAATCAGTTTGTATTGTTCTACAGGTGTTGTTAGAGCCATGATGTTTTCCTTATGTATTGTGGACGTTCTTTAGAACTGTGGAAACAAGAAAACCCTCAAGAAGAGGGTTGTCGAGACAAGACAGACTGCGTTGATAGCACGTGGCTATGTAGAGGTGGGTCAGTCGTCTGTGTTTGGTTGCTTTAGCAAGCTTGGTGCATTCTTGAGGTATCGAGCCTCATCCTCTGGGGTTTCAATCCAGTGCTTCTACCTAGTTAGCTTAGAATGCGAATTGGTCGCCTTTGTGGAATCGAACCACAACTTCCGCAGCTTATCCACGGTGTTTTCCATATTAAACTATCAGGCGTTGTTTGGAGCAGATAAAGGGAATCGAACCCTTGCTACACGGCTTGGAAGGCCGGCGACACACCTTGTGCGTACCTGCGGAATTTGGTGGACCGTGCCAGAGTCAAACTGGCCCCTCCTACGTGCAAGGCAGGCGAACTATCGAAATTCTTACAGCCCATTGTCGCGTTTGCTGCCCTTTCTTATCCGTCTCGCCTTTCAACTAATTGGACAGGGTACGAACCGTGCAGCATGGGCTGTCACAATCCTTTACAGCAAAATTGGTCACGGGGGAGAATTTCGAAATCTCGACCTCTGGTTTCCAAAACCAGCTCTCTGCCTCTGAGATACCCCGAGTTGTTTGGTGCGTCATGGTCGGAATCGAACCACGCAGTCTTGGACACCGGGTTTACAGCCCAGCGGGAATCCCAGTCCCCATAAATCACGACGCTTTGTTTGGCTGGTAGTAGTGGACTCGAACCACTCTTCATCTTGATTAACAGTCAAGTGCCCTCACCCGGATGGCTCACTACCAATTATTCTTGATGCTGTAGTCGTTTATCCAGACGCATCAATCCGGGTCATCCGTAGACTACTACGTTGATAGAGACTATATTTATACAGCACACTCAACTGGCTGTACACGCGGGGAGCACATGTTTGGTTGCGAGTGTGAGGATCGAACTCACCTAATCAGGCTTATGAGGCCCGCGTATTCTCCAGAATATCTAACTCGCATTAAATTAGTTTGTTGTAAGCGCCTTCAAGCCTTCTCTATATCCCAGACCAACTCAGTCGTCTGGAGAGGCATCTAAGGGCAAACCCGAAGTTGGTTCCCGTGGGTTGACTTGAACAACCGACCTACCGCTTATCAAGCAGTTGCTCTACCGCTGAGCTACACGGGAATTAATTGGTGCTGAAGGTCAGATTCGAACTGACGGCATCCACGTTACAAAGGTGGTCACTTGGCCACTAGCGTACTCCAGCATGTTTGGCGGTCCTACGGAGAATCGAACTCCGTTCCCTCGCTAGACAGGCGAGTATAATAACCGTTATACGATAAGACCAAATTGGTACTCTTGGTGGGACTCGAACCCAACATCAACTGATTGAAAGTCAGCAATCCTATACCTTTAGACGACAAGAGCATTGTTACTTTAAATTGGTAGGCGACCTCGGACTCGAACCGAGAAGCTCCTGATTCTAAGTCAGGAAGGTAGACCAATTCCCTTCAATCGCCCAATAAATCATTTACCGGAGGTAGGATGCTTATCCTTACGTCCTTTATTCGGATGACGACCTTTACTATCTTTCAAGCGTGTCTTGTCAACCGGAGTGTGTTCTTTTGTTGCATCATATGGCTTTGCCATTTGTTTCTCCTTTAATGTCTGATTCATATGAGTATTTAAACACGACAAATACATTCTGTCAAGCGTTTATTTAAAATCTTTTATAAATTATCCAACTCCCAGTGACAGTTAGGGCATAGCAGTCTTAAATTACTTCTATCGTTTATCACACTGAGCAGCGTGTCTTCTGAAAACTCAGCGACACCTTTAACGTGGGCTACTTCGATATGTTTATCGTAAGAGCATACTTCACAAACTGTTGGTTCGTTTTTAACTACAACCCTTGCTCTTGTTCTTACTAGGGCAAATGCAGACGATCTGTGGTGCTTCTTGTAGATAGCCTCTGCAAGTGTAATGTCGCCTCTACATCTTGGATCGCAATCATCGCAATACTGCCTACGATGTGTGACCTCTACGCTGCAATCAACACAGAACCACTGTTTTCTTGCACGCTTTGGTTTAAGGTTGTTCACAGTTGCAGAACAAGACTTGCTGCAATACTTTTTATTCTTTGTCTGCGTACCGCAGCATCCACAAGCTATCATCTGCACTCCTATTTGGTATCCCCAGAAGGATTTGAACCCTCAGCCTTGGGTGTAGAAGACCCTTGCTCTGTCCAGTTGAGCTATGAGGATATATTTGGCGAATGAGCTAGGATTCGAACCCAGATCGCATGGCTTTGGAGGCCAGCAGCTTGCCGTTAGCAGACTCAGACATAAATTCGTAGGAGACACTTATAACACGCTGTCTCCTGAGCGTCAACGACTTTGTGATGTTGGTTATCACATTGTCCATACCAAGGCGCGGTATGTTTGGTTTGAATGACTCAAGATTACGAGTAGTGGACACTGCCCCTCCGTTGGTCGTTCTACTATTTTATCTCCACAACAATAGTAAACGCTTAGGCCGTGCGGTAAGGCTAGTCATTCAAATTTTGGAAGAGGGAGTGGGGGTCGAACCCACAATTGCTGGATTCAAAGTCCAGCGCGTCTACCAGTTCCGCCATCCCTCAATTAAATTAGTACCGAGAGCTTCATCCAGATGGCCATCCTTCAGTTGCTCTCTAGTCACGTTTCATCCGCTTTGTGAACCACACCCTTTCAGGTGTCCGCCGAGGCTTGGGAGGGAATCGAACCCTAACGCGATTACTTTGTGATGTTTGGTGCTTCGTGAAGGAATTGAACCTCCGTCTGTTGCGTGTAAAGCAACGGCCCTACCATTAGACGAACGAAGCTTGTTTGGTGGGCCTTCCCAGATTCGAACTGGGAACATCTTCATTTTGAGTGAAGCACGACTGCCAATTGCATCAAAGGCCCGTATGTTTGGCAGCGGGTAAAGGAATCGAACCCTCACCGGCTACTAACCAGTGGGACAGTTTTCTAAACTGCTTCTTCGCCATGAAGCCTACCCGCTATAAATTTAAAGGGTTCTACTTGGGACTCATACCCCTACCGGACTATCGCAACATTCCGAGTGCAACCCGACCGTGAACCCCTCACGTCGATGCAGTTTTCTTATCAAGAGCGACTTGATCATTCTGGCAGTAGATACAGGATTCGAACCTGTGGGACTGTTACATCCTATGGTTTAGCAAACCACTGCTTTCGGCCACTCAGCCAATCTACTATATTTGGTTGGACGCCCGCGATTCGAACGCGGAACCTACCGGGTAAAAGCCGGTTATTCTAGCCAGTTGAATTAGCGTCCAATTGTTACTTAGCGAAGTTAAATACTGGGGCAAGAGGCTTGTCCTCTGGCTCATCCGGTACATCACTTCCTTTTGCCAACTGCATCTTCAAGGACTCGTTAGCTTTGTATAGGTTGTTGTACATATCAACCAAGACTTGTTTCATCTTGAAACGGTCTTTAGCTGGAATCGACTCATCATCGCTGATTTCGATCATCTTGTCAATAGCTTGTCCGTAAACTCTTTTAAGAATCTTCAAACCTGCATCAAGCTCAGTCTTTGTCACCCCACGTGCTGCCAATTCAGCATTACTAGGACGACCACCTTTGTTCTTTTGTTCCATTTGCTATACCTCAATTTAGAGTGAGTGGTAGGCTTACAGCCCGAAAGGAGGAGGAAACAGGCACGCTCCACTCACGTAACTTGTAGGACATTTCTGTCTAAGTACCGTAAGTATACCATGTATGCACGATCTGTCAACCCCTTAATTGAAAAATATTATCCTTCTTTGATTGGCATTGGTCCTGTTACACCGTCAACTGGATATCGTCCACACACATATTCTCGTTCTGTGTATGAATTGTATACAAAAAATCTGCACACACTACAGAGGTCTTCTTCTTTCTGTGCGAGCTTATTCCAAGCGGGTGTATCATTATTGATCAGCGGTACGTCGCAGCACTTGCATCTCATAGATATATTCCTTATGTTCGTAGGGTTAGGTCATACAATCTCCTTAATTATCAGTAGTTTAAGTGTTTGTATGTGTTGGTTATTGTATTTGATCTGCTCATGACGCTGAGTTTCGTATTGGAAGATAGAATTACCCTAAGGAACGCCATACAGAAAATCTGCCTAAGACGTACCTAAGGTTCTATCTTCCACACTATCTCGTATGAGTTTCCTCATGACGCTTGAGATCGTGATTGGCCTGCATGGGCAGGAGACAGATTGCTCTGTCAGATTCTGGTCATTCCACCTTTCGGCGTCACCGCTACGCTTTAACCAGATTAGAACTCAGCTTGCCCAGTAGCACTCTCTTCATAGGCGTGTTCCTGATGGCCGGTGAGTGGTGCTTTCGCAGACATATCTCTCCATCAGTTTTTCCATACTAACACGGCAATTGCCCTACGTCAAGGTCTTGACAATCAGGAAAACTGTGTTACTATCAGGAATTATCAAATCAATAAGGAGAACCCTATGACCGATTTCATTGATGTAGTTGAACACAACCCAATCGTGTTCGTCAAGAGCGTCTGTGAGGCGATTGCAGAAGGCTACGCAATTCAGAACACAATCCCCGGCTATCCTCAGTTTGGCGCCTACGGCAACACTGTACGCATGTTCAAGGCTGACAAACCGGGTGGTGTGATCATTTCTGCTGACCATAGTGGACGTGTAGAACATTATGAGCCAATGGCCTTCATGCTGCTGGTGCAAAACTTCGTACACGCTGGATACACATTCAAGGAAGGTGGTAATCACTTCTTTGATGAGAAGGGTTTGAAGAGTATTGAAATGGAGCTTGTCAAAGATGAGCCGAAAGAAGAAAAACCAGCGAAGAAAGCTCCTGCAAAGAAAGCTTTGAAAGCTGAACCAACTATTGATGAATTGAAGGAGGCTGAATAATTATGGCAAAACTAACCAAAGCACAACGTGAGTTCTTCTACGACTTCGCAAAGAATGACCTGAGCAACATCCTGTTCCCTATCCTGCACGCACAGGGTTTGCAACTAACTCCAGAACTGGCTGAGAGCTTGCTGAACATGGTTGACCTTGATGCCTATACCGAAATCGTAGGGCAAGCGTTCCTTGAGCGTGTGGACTTCGCCACAATCAAGCGTGTTGACAAGATCATGAAGAGCGATGAGTTCAACAACGTGATTGTTGCATCGCAGCAAGTGAGTGACGCTGTAAACGATGAGCGTATCCGTATTCTCGCTGCACTGATTCCAGTTGCAGATGAAGAAGCTCTTGGTCTGACTGACGAACAAGAGGGCTAATCTATTCGGGCACTTCGGTGCCCTCTTTCATGGAGGTGCATAATGGCTAAGAGAAACCAAGCGAAAATTATTGGAAAACGCTGGGAAGAAAAAGAACAACGTGGTCGGGAAGTCAGTCCAAAGTTTGTAGAAGCAAGAGAAGATGGGCGCTCCAAAGCCAACACCACGCCGCTGAAGCCACGCAACGACAAACAAGCTGCGTACATCCAATCCATCAACGAAAACCCTCTCACCATCGCCACAGGCTACGCTGGCACATCTAAAACCTACATCCCAACTGTTATGGCATGTGATGCTTACCTGAAAGGTGAGATTGATAAGATTGTGTTCGTGCGTCCTAACATTTCTAACAGTAAGTCGCTGGGTATGTTCAAAGGCAGTGCGGTAGAGAAGATGGAAATGTGGCTGATGCCTGTTATCAATATCCTCAAGGATCGTCTGACACCGGGTGGACTTCAAACTGCTATCGAGAACGGGAACATCCAGTATGTACCTCTGGAAGTGTTGAAAGGTTTCAGTGCTGAGAGCTGCTTCTTTATTGTTGACGAAGGTGAAGACATTAACCAAGAAGAAGCCAAGAACATTGTTACCCGTCAAGGTAAGAATTGCAAAATGGTGATTAGTGGTGACGTAAGCCAGAGTGC